CACGCCTTGACGGCGGCCTGATGATCGCTCTCAGCCATGTTCTCCTTGAACATCTCAATCGCGCGGCCTGAGTAGAATCGCACATAGTCGATTGCCCAGCGCATGGGTTCCGGCCCGATCTCGGTCTGGCCCATCGAGCGGGCCACGATCAGGCTGATCCGCATTGCAATTTCACGGCTGCGGTTGTGCATCGCTTCCAGGCCGGATTCGCCTTCCGCCTTGATGGCTGAGAGCAGTTCCGCCTCGTAGTCTCTCAGGAGGTCCAATGCCGCCCGTGAGAACGCCACTACGACCGGATTGGGTGGGAGGTCTGCCGTATCCAGCCCTGACAGGTTTCCGCCGTCTCCGACCGCAGTAGCGGCCTCCCTGAGCCAGTCCTTGATGCGATCACCGATCTCGACCATGCGCCGCTCTTGGCTCATCTGTGCGCCGATCTCGGATTTGACGATCAGGAAGCGGTTGAGAAGGCCGGACGCCACGTCGCCGCCAGAGATCGCGCCATAGAACTCCGATGGCGTGGACATGCCCAGAAGCGTCAGGGAGGGGCGGCGAACCACCTTCTCGAAGCTCTCCTGCTGTTCTTTGGTCAATCCCAGCGTGGCGTAACCTTGAGGGCGCAACGCCCCATCTTGCCGTCCAAAGGCTTCCATGATCGCAGTCAGGGAATCTGCCTTGTGTTGCATGTTCCGGTTGGCGGCACTCTTGAGAGCGCGGCCCAATTCATCGATCACGGCAACGTGAGTGGGGCGTGACAGGAGAGCCGAGAAGACACCGCTTGCAGATGTATAACCAGACGGGCCGATCATGTTGCCGATCCCGGCGGCATCCAGTATGGCCTCGATCACCGTCTTGGCGTGTTCTTTGCCGCAGCCAGTCTCGCCAATGTTGAGTAGATACAGGCTTGTGAAATTGCGCTGGCTCGTTGTCCACCGCCGTCCCATTGCCACGGAGCCGAGCGCGATGGCGGTCTGCACGGCAAACTGTGGCTGCGTCTTGATGGCGGTCGTTTCGTAATAATTGACCACATCCTGCAAGATGCCGGGGATCGAGAGCAGATGCTCCGGGATCGAGGCTAGCGGGTTGTCTGGAGCCTTGGAGCGGAGGCTGGGAATGATCTTGGCGGCGACCTGTTTGCCGTGCTCGATGAACTCCGCATCCTCGGGCGTATAGGCATAGGTCGGGTCGGTGTTCAGATTCAAATATGCAGCCGCTGCCTTAACGGCCTCGCGCACATTCCCGGCGTGATCGTATTGGGTGAAAAGCTCGAAGCAGTCGAAGGAATGGGCGCTGTCGAACGGGTCGGAGGCGTGATGGCTATAGGCCGTGCCGTCCTCGAAAAGGATCACCCCGGCGATGCCTGACTTGGAGTTCGGGCTTAGGAATCGGTCCTTGGCGGTCTGCTTGTAACCGTATTGGGCGAGCAGCGCGGCAATATTGTGCGCCGCATTATAAGCCTCGATGACCGATGTGCCTTCCGATTGCACGCGCTTGCGCAGCGGAGCCTGGAGTTGCGGCTTTACTTTCCACGGACACGCATCGAGGAACTGAATGCGGAATCGGTCCCATTGGTCCCAAATGATTTGGATCGGCTCGGGCAGCATGGGCAGATCGGCATAAGATGGCCCGTCCCAAGTGTAGGGCTTCATGGTATCGGGGTGAAAGGACGGCGGGAGAACGTCTTGCGTGGCACCACCGCGAAGCTCAAAGACCACGCTAGAGCCTTTGCCATTAGCATCGGGCCACGCCAGCTTGTGCGTCTTGAGATCGGTCCGGTGAGCGCGAAAGAGTGCCTTGCCTCGACCGGGGCGGCCTATGATGCGAGGCGCGGCAGCAAGAATGGCATCAAGATCGAGGCCCAAGGCCGCGAATGCCGTTCGGCTGTTCTCGAGGTGATCAATATCTAGTGCACAAGTGCCGGATGCGGAATGCAACAACCCTACATTGTGTGTCGGGTTGCGTTGGTAGTAGGCGACCGCATCCTCCGTGCGGCTCAAGGCTTTTTCGGGGAGATGCCAGCCATAATGTGTCGGGGCTTTGGAACCGGCTGGGATGGCAACCAGCGCCCAGCCGAGTTCCGTGTAGTGTTTGACGCTCGCAATGATGTCCATTTGAGGCTGCTCCTACTCAGCCCGCTTGAGATATTCCGTCAGTTTCTCGATGGTCGCACTATAAGCTCCTTTTCCCGCCTTGAGCGATTTGATTGTGTTGTATGATAGGCCGGTGTCTCGAGCGACATCAGCCGTTCGGCGGGCCTTGAGGGCCGTTGCAATTTCTTCAATGGTCATGGTGGGTTATCCCTTTCCTTGGGTGGATTGCATTTTTGTTATTGCATTTTGCTGCAAGATTTGCAATACCAGTCGATGTTGAGAGAAGAAGGAGGGTGCAATGAGCACGCAAGTGAATAGCAACGTAGAAGGTCTTTGTGGGGCCTGGCTTGAAGCCAAACGCCGCGAGGACGAGGCCAAGAAGGCGCGTCTTGAAGTCGAGAAGTCCATTGCCCAGGCTCTCGAAGTGAAATCGGAAGGGGCCATCACCCACAAGCTGACGGCATACAAAGTGACGCTCACCCAGCCGATCTACCGCAAGGTAGATGTGGCGAAGTGGGATGCGGTCAAGACGCGGATCGGGCAGGAGTTCTGGCCGGTCAAGGTCACCGTCGAGGCCGATTCGACTGGCTGCAAGTGGCTCGCCAAGGAGCGGCCTGACTTGTGGGCAATGGTCGCGGATGCCTTTACCGTCACCCCCGGCAAGATCGGGATCGAGGTGAAGGGGATCGAAGGATGAGCATCGATCTTTATGCGGTGGCGGAATCGCTACAGAATGCCCGCGATCATCTTGTGGCTGCGAAGGCCAATCGCGGGATGCAGCGTGATCACGAAATCAATTGCGCCCGTGAAAATGTGCGCGATGCAATGAAGCTGTTGGGGATCAAGGAGGCCCCGCATAATGGCGATTGATCTGAAGACACTATCGAAACCGATGGGGCAACGCCCCGTCATCATGACGCTGTTTGGTGAGGGTGGCATGGGAAAGACGACTTTGGCAGCGATGATGCCAAAGCCGGTTTTCATCCGCACCGAGGATGGCACCACATCGCTAGCGGGAAACGAGGATGTGAAGCTCTTTCCCTTGGCGACCAAGAGCCAAGAGGTGCTAGACGCCATCGAGGCGCTTGCAACGCAGGAGCATGACTTCAAGACGCTCGTGATCGACAGCATCACCCAGCTTGGCACGATGATCGAGGCCGAGATCGTAGCAGCTGATCCCAAAGCCAAAAGCATCAACCAAGCCGGTGGCGGATATGGTGCGGGCTACAATACCGCAGCTGAGAAGCACCGCATGATCCGTGAGTGGGCGGGTGCGCTTGCCTATGATCGAGGGATGAACGTGGTGTTTATCGGTCACGCCGATACCGAGACGCTCGACTTGCCCGATTATGATCCTTACACGCGCTATACCATACGGATGCACAAGAAGAGCATTCCGCATTACACCGACAATTGTGACCTCGTGGGATTGATCAGGCTCAAGACCTACACGAGCGGCACGGGTGAAAAGAAGCGGGCGATCTCGACAGGCGACCGCGAGATCATTTGTTTCCCGCAAGCGGCATCCGTGACCAAGAACAGATTCGGCATTGATAAGCCGATTGCATTCTCGTTCGACACGGGCAATCCGTTCATTGATTATGTGGCGAAGTGAAGCGAAGCAAGAAGTGAAGCGAAGCAAGTAGTGAAGCGAAGCAAGAAGCAAGTAGTAAAGTCGAAGAAGTAGCAACAGGAGAAGAAAATGAGACTGAACGGATTTAACGCTGCCGATATCGAACCGGCAGCACCGCGTGGAGCAATTCCGGCTGGCAAATACAAGTGCGTGATCACCGCATCGGAGGAGAAGCCAACGCGGGCAATGACTGGCACGAAGCTGGCGTTGACGATGCAAATCATCGAAGGCCCGCATCAGGGATCGTATGTGTATGACAATCTGAACGTTAACAACCCGAGCGCAACCGCCCAGGAAATCGCACAGCGCCAGTTGAGCGCGATCTGCCGCGCGGTTGGAGTCTATACGCCGAACGATTCAAGCGACCTGCACAACAAGCCGCTCATGGTGGTTGTGAGGGTTGAGAATACGGAACAGTACGGCGCACAGAACAAGGTCTCAGGCTACGAGGCTTGCGAGAAGGCTGGCGGGAATCCGCTTGCACAGGCAACCGCTCCCGCTGCCGCGCCGGTAGCGAGTGCCGTTCCGCCTTGGAAGCGGTGATGTGATGAATGGTCAAGGTAAGGCGGTCGAGGTTAGGACAGGTCGGGTTTGGAACGGCGTGGCATGGCGGTCTGGGCATGGCAAGGCAAGGTTTGGCGGGGCGGTCGTGTCTCGGTGATGTCGGCCAAGGTTAGTTGCGTTGCGGCTGGGTCCGGTCCGGCAGTTTAGTTTTGAAGTGCAGTGCCTACAATTCAACAGCCATTAAAGGAGAAAACCAATGGCGAGCAAGAACGATACGAACAGCAGCCTGATGATTGAGCCTCTCAAGCAGGGGCGCGTCACGCTGCGGATCATCGGCCAAACGCCGATGTATTTCAACGCGATGAGCAACAAGGCCAAGCGCACGCTGCTGCTGGGCGGTGCTAAGAAGACCGCTGCCGAGAAGAAGGAGATCAAGCACGATCCCGAGCAAGAGTTCCGCGATAGCACCTATCGCACGCAGATCGGCCAGACGCTGCTTTGCTTCCCGGCTCCAGGCATCAAGAACGCAATGGCCACGGCGGCTCTGGTGACCGATGGCGTGAAAAAGACCGACGTTCAGCGGCTGATCTTCCTGCCGCAGGAAAAGGTCAGCATCTGGGGCAAGCCGTTTCTCAAGATGGATGTTGTGAGGTCAGCCGACATGAACAAGACGCCAGACGTTCGCACCCGCGCATTCCTGCCGCGCTGGGCTGCGGAGGTTGACATTGCCTTCGTCACGCCGACCTTGAGCATTCACGCGGTGGCGCATCTTCTAAGCAATGCTGGGATTGTGTGCGGGCTGGGCGACTTCCGGCAGGAGAAGGGCAAAGGGTCTTACGGCACGTTCGCGCTCTATAACGAGACGGACGAGCAGCACGTTGCACTCTGGAATGAGCTGACCACGATCGAGGCTCGTGACAGCCAGGAAGCGGCGATGGAGAAGCCGGAAACCTGCGATGACGAGACGCGCGAACTCTGGGCCATGCTGCGGCAGGAACGCATTCGGAGGGCTGCATAATGGCTGCCTTTAACAGGACGTATCGTCAGCAGATTGTTGACGAGTACATGAATGACACCGGGGCGAATAGCTTTGTCCCTGCTGCCTTCCTCGAATGGCTCCAGCCGCAGACGGATCATCGGGTTCACTCGGTCTTTTTTGGCAAGGATGATGAGGAAGCCGCATGGCAGTATCGTCTGCATCTGGCGCGGAGCTTCGTGGCTGGGCTGCGGATCAGGGTTGCGGTGAGCGAGACGGAGGTGGTGAAGGTTCCCGCCTTTATCAGCCCGATCAGCGAGCGCAAATCTGGCGGCGGATACGTCACGGTTGACTGGTCAGATGGCAACAAGTCTGGCGAGGTGTATCGTCAGGCTGCTGCTGATCTGGAGCGGTGGATCAATCGATACAAAGGCGTCTGCGGGCTTGCTGGGCTTGCTTGTGATCGGCTGCCAGAACTCGTGGCTGAGTTGCGGATTGCGGCTGACAAGGCCGAGAAAGCCGCAGCGTGATTTAACGAGAGCGAGGGGCGGCGGTGCCGCTCCTCGAATGGTCGAGGCGGTCATGGACATGTCAGGTGCGGCGGGGCAAGGCGAGGCGGTCGTCGATGGTGTGGAAGGGTCGGGTCGGGTCGGGCTAGGCAAGGCGGTCAAGGCGGTCTGGGTATGGAAAGGTCGGGACGGGCGAGGCGGTCGAGGTGAGGTGAGGTCCGGTCGGGCGTGGCGCAATCTGGTGTGGCGCAGTTGGTTCAGGCGGTCAACGCACGGCGGGGCAAGGTCCGGCGAGTTATGGTCGGGCGGGTTGCGGATAGGCGGTCTGGGTGTGGCCGGGCGAGGCAGGGCGGGGTCGGGCGGTCTTGGACTGATTGGGT